TTCTTCCTAGTAGGCGACAATAGAATTCATAGATATGTTACAATAGAGGATGTAGTTAATAGAAAGCCAGATCCCTTTATTGACTATCTATATGCTGATGAAATTCTCAGCGGTTCTGGCGAATATTATGTAGTTGACTTTACACACTACAAGACAAAGGCAAACAAAATGATGGCACATGTTATCCTTAGCGATGATAAGAAAGAAATGACACGAGCCATTGTATTCCCAGCCATGTATACCAAGGCTCTTGGTAAAATGAAGGCTGGTGGAATATCAGATGTTCAGTTAGGAAAACTGGACGATGGAACTATTACAGTTAGGAATGTACTATGAGTGAACAGCCAACAGAAGAAGAGTTGACAAATGTCAGTTTTATGAATATTTTGGCTACCGCTGTATTGGTTAATAATAACCATCTAGAACTACCAATGGATGTAGTTCTAGCAGATTTCAGCGATAAAAATATCTCCTTGTCATATGATGAGGATAGAAGAACACTTATTTTAGAATTAGTAGAATTGGAGAACGAAGATGAATCTGGACAAACTATCGAAGAATCTGCATGAGACAGCCCTAGAGAAGGGTTTCTGGGATCCATTCCATAGAATGCATAAGGATGACCGCTTTGTATTTTATTCAAAGCAGTTAGCAATGATTCACTCAGAAGTAACTGAGGTTTTGGAAGCATTGCGTAAGGACAAAGGGCAGGATAAGGTTGTTGAAGAATTAGCAGATATCCTTATTCGTGTGTTTGACCTATATGCAGGAATGCGTATTAATGGTGATGTTCAGGACTCCCTTGACCAAACACTAAAGGATAAGGCAAAGTTTAATACTAGCCGCCCACGACTCCACGGCGTTGCTGGATAATGGATGGATATGTTCTACACGGGACGGATGGAGAAATCCTCCTTGTAATAAGAAGTAGAGATGAGGAAGAAATACTTCATCTTATAGGAAGAATAAATGCAAGTCGAAGAAAGCAAATTAAAGAACTTGCTTGGGAATTAGAAAAGAGTTTATATGACAATGGTAGCAGAAGAGATTCTGGCAAAACTGGATCCAAAAACCAGAGCAAGGGTACAACTAGCACAAGAGGTGGACGCTCAAAAACAGCAAACCCCCAGCATCGGACTAAACCTCGCTCTTAATGGCGGTTTAGGTTATGGTCGCCAGATTCTTATCTGGGGAAACAAATCAGCAGGTAAGTCATCATTCTGTTTACAAATGATTGCTGCAGCACAGAAGGATGGAAAGACCTGTGCCTGGATTGATTCTGAAGCATCATATAGTGCTTCATGGGCAGAGAAGTTGGGAGTAAATTCTTCTGAACTTATCTATTCTCCAGCAAAAACAATTAATGACATGGTTGATGTTGCTGTTCAACTCATGGAAGCAGGGGTAGATATCATTGTTGTTGATTCTATCTCAGCACTATTACCCGCTATCTATTTTGAGAAAGACGGCGAGGAATTAAAGCATCTACAAGACACCAAGCAAATTGGTGCAGAAGCAAAGGATATGACACATGCAGTCAAAATGCTTAATTATGCCAATAAGAACACTCTCTTGGTACTCATCTCACAGCAGCGTAATCAGTTCGGGTCAATGCACGCCAGTCACATCCCAACAGGTGGCATGGCAGTTAAGTTCTTCTCTTCTACCATCGTCAAACTCTGGTCTAGCGAGGCTGAGGCTAATGCTATCAAGGCTAATGTTAAGGTGGGCGACAAACTTATTGAACAGAAAGTCGGACGACCAGTTAACTGGATTATTGATTATAACAAACTCGGACCACCCAATCTCTCTGGACAATACGATTTTTACTATCAGAGCGAGCAGCCAGGGGTGGACACAGTAGCAGAAGTACTAGATGTCGCTGAAATGATGGGTATTGTACAGCGTGGTGGTTCATGGTATACAATCGAAGAAGAGCGTTTTCAGGGTCGTGCAAAGGCTGTAGATTATCTTAGAGAGAATCTAGATGTAGTTGAAAAACTAAAGGAAAAAATTTATGCCAAGTAGTCTAGAGGACTTCCTTGGTAAAGGAAAGCGTAAGGAAGAGGAGTTGTTGCAAGAAGTGGACGGTGGATACTCTTGTCAAGAATGTCTTGAGAATGTAAACAAGGCATATTTTAATGAAGAAGAAGGAATTCTTATCTGGTATTGTACAGAGGGACATAGATCTCAGGTGACATTATAGTGTCAGAAAGAAGTGAAGCAAAGCGTGACGGAGCAAAGTTACAGAAAAACAGTGGTCGTGGTCAATATCAAAAAGGTGATTCCACTTGGAATGGGTTTGTGGTTGATTACAAAGAATATGAAAAGTCTATCTCCATCACCCCAGACATTTGGGCAAAAGTGTGTACGGACACTTTTAAGGTGGATAGGAATAAGTATCCAGTACTTAAATTGATATTGGGAAAAGATAATAGCAAGACCCGCCTAGCCGTAATTGAGTGGGCATTACTAGAAGAATTGGTGGAAGCATGGCAGAAACAATCTTAGAGAGTGTTAGTGAAGTTAGTGAGATAAACTCTATCTCAGAATTCATGCAGGATGAAGACCTTGACCTAGCACTTGACCTTATAGTAAAGTTGATTATGAAGCCAGATGTTCCTGCAGCAAAGACTCCAGAATTGATTATTAAGTTACAGGCGTTAAGTGCAAAATTTGCCATGATGTCAAGATACTATACAACATTTGAAAAAGGCACAGAGGCATCTAAGAAAAAGAATGTATATTACTCTGCAAATGCAGCCATAGACAAGTTGGTTGATGCACTTAAATATGGAGCGAGGTTTGGAGCATAGTGGGAAGAACAATTGTAAGTCAACTTAAGTTTAAGAAGTTTGATGGATTTGATTATAATAAATTTGCGGGAATGGTTGAGACTGCATATGAATCTACAAAGCGTGATGGAACAGGTACGCTAAAGAAAACATTCAGCCCCTCAACTGTTGGATATGGTCATGGTAATTGTCCAAGATACTGGTTTATTGCTTTTAATGGCGCAGACTTTGAGGATAATAATGATGCTATGGCAATTGCAAACATGCTTAATGGTACATACGCACACACACGCCTTGAGACAATTATCGAAAAGACTGGAGTTTTAAAAGAAAAGGAAAGAGAGATTCTTTCTGAAGACCCACCTATTCGGGGCTTTGCCGACCTTGTTCTTGATTGGGAAGGTAAGGAAGTTATTGGTGAAATTAAAACTGCCAATGAAGAAAAGTTTTTACTTAAGCAAGCATCTATGACCGCTAATGGTAATCATCTGCTACAGATTCTTACATATATGAAGATAGAAAATGTAGATGAAGGTTTCCTTATGTATGAAAATAAGAATACCCAGGAAATCTGTATTATTCCAGTCAATATGAATGCTCGTCATAAGAAAATTATTGATGATGTGTTCGACTGGATGCGTGAAGTATATAAGGCTTATGAGGAAGATACATTACCTACCAGATCTTTTACCAAAACGCAATGGGCATGTAAAAACTGTCCAGTAAAGAAGCAGTGCTGGAAAGAAATGGATGAAGGTGTAGTAACAATCGAAGCGATGGTGGCTCCCAAGTGATTTGTGCATATGATGAATGTGATAATAAATTTGAGCCACGCACTCATAATCAGAAATATTGTTCTGATGAATGCTGCCGAATTGCTACTAATATTAAAATTAAGCAAAAGTATTATGATAAGAAGGCTCGTCTAGCAGGTAAATCTAGAATCTGCAAGACATCTGGATGTAAAACACCATTAAGTAGATATAACGAAAATGATATGTGTTCTAAATGTGAAGCAAAGGCTGAAGCAAAAATTAGGAATAGTATCTTTAAGGATTTGGGAATTGTCAATCGCTAAACTATTAAAGACTGATGCTAAAAAAATAATGGGCATTGATGCCAGTACTAATAGCATGGCTTATTGTATTTTTGACGGTGATAAGCCAGTTGAATATGGAGAAATATTTTTTACTGGTGGAGATATTTATGATAGAATTTTAGATGCCAAGCGTAAAGTTAGAGCATTGAAAGAAAGATTTAATTGTGATTTTATTGCTATTGAAGCGGCAGTAATGGTTCGATCTGCACAGACGGGCTTGAAAATGGCTTATGCATTTGGTACAATTATGGGAGAACTTCTAGAAAATGGTGCTAAGGTCGTAGAGGTTCATCCCATTACTTGGCAATCTTTTATTGGAAATAAGAATTATACTACTGCTCAGAAGGCTCAGATTAAGAAAGAAAATCCAGGAAAGTCTGATAATTGGATTAAGTCAACTATCAGAGAACAGCGAAAGCAGAAAACTATGGATTTTATGGCGGAACTTGGAGTAAAAACAAGTAGCGATAATGTTGCTGATGCTGCAGGTGTTGCTTGGTATGCTGTAAAGAATTTGGTGCGATAATGAAATTGTATGAAAGTAAGGCATGGCTAACTAAACGCTATGTCATAGAAAAGAAAACAATTGTTGAAATGGCGGAAGAGGCTAAGTGTAGTCATATGACTATTCAGCGAGCACTTGAAAAATATGGTATGATTAAAAATCAAAGAAAGTGGACAAAGTGAATATTTCTTATGAAGTTTTCCACCTTGATAGTGCCAAGGGTGAGCGTGAGGGAATTGCCTTACAGGTTAATGATTTAATGTCTGCACATTATGAAAGATTAAATTCTGGCACAATAAACTTTATGGAAAATGAAGATAATTATAAAAACTTTTTAGAAGAGAATAAATACTTTAGGTCAAACGGTGAAATGAAAATTGGTTGGCTGGGGGTATGGGCAAGTAATTATAACGCATGGAAGCACCTCCTACAATCAAATTATGATTGTGTAATCCTATTTGAAGACGACTGCTTTCTTGACCAAAACGGTCCTATTGGCATAAAAAACTATTTAGATTCTGTTCCAGATGATTGGGATTTTTTTAGTCCATATGTTAATCATAATATGTTTGAAAACTTTAATGTAGTCCATGATATACAAGATGAAAATATTTGCAGGTCTTATCAGGATTGGTCACTAGCATGTTATGCAGTTAGTCGGCAGGGTGCGGAAAAAGCATTAGAAGAGATAAAGAATAATGGTCTCCAAGAACCAGTAGACTACTTTGTATTTAATAAAAATGTAAAAAGATTTAATACTTATACTGTAAAGCCAACAGCCAATAAGTACACAAGACTTGCTGAATTGCATACAACAATTCAAGATGTAGAAACGAGGATTAAAATTAATGGGAGTATCTGACCCAACGAATAAGCCATATGCGGAAGAATTAATTTCATGGCTAAAACCCAAAACAGTTATTGATGTGGGTGCTGGTGCTGGAATCTATGGCGATATTGTTCGCCGTGTTGCACCAGATGCAAAACTTATCGCTATTGAGGCATGGAAGCCATATATAGATCAATTTAATTTAACATCTAGATATGATGAAGTAATTAATATGGATGTTCGTGAGGTCGAATCCCTTGAGGCAGATCTAGTCATCTTTGGGGATATTCTTGAGCATATGTCACAGGAAGATGCAGTAGAACTTTGGGGACGGGTTGCACAACAGGCACGATATGCAATTATTTCAGTACCAATTGTACATTGGCATCAAGATGCTATTAATGGTAATCCTTACGAGGTACATGTAAAAGAAGATTGGGACGAGGAGCAGGTCTTGGCAGCATTCTCAAATATTGTAGAATATGAATTGTTCCCCCAGACAGGAACCTTCCTTGCTAAGTTTGGAGATATTTAATGAAGGAATATAAGAATAGTGTACAGATGTGCTTTGATGATATTCTGCTCGTACCCCAACACTCAAATATTGAGTCTCGCAGCCAGGTATCCCTAGCCACAACAATTGGACGGGGAGATACTGCAATTGGACTGAAGATTCCAGTCATTGCAGCACCTATGGATACCGTCTGTGAGTGGGAAATGGCTCTGGCTTTGAGAGCACAGGGCGGTCTTGGAATTATCCACAGATATAATACAATTGAGGAACAGACATTTCAGGCACGAATGCTCAAGGCATATAATGCATTTGCTGGATATGCTATTGGAGCAACTGGCGATTATATGTTGCGTGCTGGAGCATTGTATGATAGTGGGGCAAGAATGTTTCTTATCGATACAGCAAATGGACATAGTAAATATGCTGTAGATGCTGTCAAAAATTTGCGACAAGCATTTGGAAAGAATGTTCATATCATGGCAGGAAATGTGTCAACTGCTGAAGGATTTGCCAGACTTGCTGTGGCAGGTGCAAATTCTGTAAGAGTCGGAATTGGTGGTGGAAGCATGTGTACGACAAGAATTGTCACAGGACATGGAATGCCCACATTAGCCTCAGTCATGGACATTGTAAACAGTTCTATGAAGTTCCCCGACACATCAATTGTTGCAGATGGTGGAATTAGAAATTCAGGAGATGCTGCAAAGGCTCTGGCTGCTGGTGCTCATGCTGTGATGGTAGGTTCATTATTGGCTGGAACATTTGAGGCTCCAGGTGAGATTAAGTATAATGAAGATGGATCTCAATATAAAGAGTTTAGAGGTATGGCATCACGAGAGGCTCAATATGAGGGTCGTGGTTCCGTATCAGTAGTTGAAGGTGTAGCCACAAATATTCCTTATAAGGGACATTTAGTGGATATGCTACATGAGTTTACTGGTGGAATTCGTTCCGCCCTGTCATATTCAGGTGCATCAAGCATCAAAGAACTACAGGAAGAAGCAGAGTACATTAAGGTGACTCATTCAAGTTTAGGAGAGAGCAAGCCACATGGCAAAAACTAATGACATGGTAAATCATCCCGCCCACTATACAAGTGACCCATCAGGAGTGGAGTGCATTGAAATTGTGCGCCACCGTAACTACAATATTGGCAATGCCATTAAGTACCTTTGGCGAGCGGGACTCAAGAATGAAGATAAGCACATCGAAGATTTGAAGAAGGCTATCTTCTACATCACAGACGAGATTAACCGTCTGGAAAATAGTAAGTAATAATGGTATAATAGATACTTGGAAAGGGAATAAATGCCAAAGTATGAATTTGTGTGTAAGCAATGCGAACAACACTTTGAGATTGAAAAGCCTATTTCCGAACCGCATCCAGAACTTTGCGATTGCGGGGGTGAATTAAACAGAGTTTTTTCTCCAATCGGAGTTCAATTTAAAGGTAACGGTTTCTACAGAACAGATAGCAGAGGTAGTAAATAATGGCTAAGAAAAAGACCGAAATTGTTTACGACGGTACTAACGAATATATTAACCCAAATATCTTTTGTTACTACGAACTTGTTTTTAAGAAAGATATTATTAAGCCAGGAGAGAGTCTTAAGTTTAAGAATCAACGAGGGGTTTATAAGTTCCATAAGTGGGTTCACAATAAAGAAAAGAATGTTCAGTGGATTGACTGCATGGAAGTCGGAACAGGACGCTATTGTTCGTTCTATCTACATGATTTAAAGGGTGTCCTGCGCCCTAAGAGAAGCAGGAGAGAGAAGCACGATGTCACAGATTGAAGTATTTGAGCGATTCGACAACATGAATAAGGTTGTCGAAGAACTCCTTAAGGGTGGTAACCCATCACAGATTTCTAAGGCTCTTGGAATGAAGAGAGCAGAAGTCCTAGAACTCCTTGACGAATGGAAGTCACTTATCAAAAGTGATAATCATGTTCGTGAGAGGGCTAAGGAAGCACTAGCGGGTGCAGACCAGCACTATGCTATGATTATTAATCGTGCTTGGGAAACCGTTGAGCAAGCAGATGCAGCATCAGAACTTAGAACAAAGGCACAGGCACTCAAACTAATTACCGATGTTGAAGCCAAAAGAATCGATATGCTTCAGAAGGCTGGATTGCTAGAAGATAACGAGTTGGCAGATCAACTTATGGAGAACGAGCGTAAGCAGGAAGTGCTTGTAGGTATTCTTAAAGAAGTTACCAGCGATTGTGACCATTGTAAATTTGAAGTAGCAAAGCGTCTTTCACAGGTAACTGGAAGACTAGAGGCTGTTGATGTCGACTAATTTTGATTTCTCCGAATTTATGGATGCCCTTGCTGGTGACCTATTCGAAGAAAAGCCCGTGACAATCGAACAGTTTGTAACTGATGAACATTATCTTGGGTTGCCTCCTTTATCTGAATATCAGTACACTATGATTAAAGCCATGACACAGGTATACAGAAAAGAAACCCTTGTTCAGTTATATGGAGAGGACGAGGGGACAAAAAGATTTAAGCAGACCTGTAATGAAGTTGTGCTTCAATTAGGTAAAGGTTCTGGAAAGGACTACACATCAACAATTGCTTGTGCGTATATCGTACACTTACTTCTATGCCTAAAGGATCCAGCAAAATATTTTGGTAAGCCCCCAGGCGATGCTATTGACATTATCAATGTGGCTATTAACGCAGAACAGGCTAAGCGAGTTTTCTTTAAGGGATTTGCTACCCGTATTTCAAAGTCCCCGTGGTTCCAGGGAAAGTATATCCCAAAGGTTTCTAGTTTTGAGTTTGATAAGGCTATTACAGTTCACTCAGGTCACTCTGAGCGAGAGGCTTTTGAGGGATACAATGTTATCATGGTTATCCTTGACGAGATTTCAGGTTTTGAACTTGAATCAACATCAGGTAATGACCAAGCAAAAACTGCAGGAGCAATCTATAAGATGTATAGAGCATCAGTTAACTCCCGCTTTCCAGATGTAGGTAAACTAATTCTACTTTCATTCCCTCGTTTTAAGAATGACTATATTCAGCAAGCATATGATAAGTTAGTTGCAGATAGAGAAGTAATTATCAGAGAGCACACTTTTAAAGTTGACCCTGAACTTCCAGACGGGACAGAGGGAAATGAATTTACAATTGAATGGGAAGAAGACCATATTAAGTCTTATACCGTTCCAAAAGTATTTGCCTTAAAGCGTCCTACATGGGAGATTAATCCAACTAGAAAGATCGAAGATTTTACAGTTGACTTCTATACAGACCAATTAGATGCACTGTCACGCTTTGCCTGTATGCCACCAGAGGCTACAGATGCTTTCTTCAAATCCCGTGAAAAGATTGAAAAGGCTTTCAATCAAAATCAGTTTGGTATTTCTCAAGATGGTAGGTTCTCAGAATGGTTTCAGCCACAAGAGGATGTTGAATATTTTGTGCATGTCGACCTTGCCCAGAAACATGACCATTGTGCTGTTGCTTTAGCACATATTGATTCCTGGGTAAGCATGAAAATTGGCGGGACTATGACACAGGCAGCCCCCAATGTTGTTGTTGATGCAATTAGATATTGGACTCCTACTTCTACAAAATCTGTAGATTTCACAGAGGTTAAAGATTTTATTATCGAACTTCGTAACCGTGGGTTTAGGTTAAAGATGGTCACCTTTGACCGCTGGAATTCTCATGATATGATGCAGCAACTTAAGGCTCATGGAATCAATACTGAATTACTTTCTGTTGCAAAGAAGCACTATGAAGATATGGCTATGTTGGTAACTGAAGAGCGTCTAACTGGTCCTGCAATTAAACTTTTGGTAGATGAGTTGTTACAATTGCGTATTATTCGTGATAAAGTAGACCATCCTCGCAAGGGGTCTAAAGACTTGGCTGACGCAACAGTTGGGGCAGTTTATAATGCTATCTCAAGATCCACCAAAGGGGATAGAGAAATTAAAATTCATTCTTATTCCAGTCTTAATAGAGATATAGAAGAAAAAGAAAATAAGAAGCGTGATGCTATGGGAGTCATTTCATCTCCAAATAAAGAAATGCCAGCCGAACTTCAAAATGCACTTGACAATATGAAGATATTATAGGATAATATAACTGAGTGGTAGGCATAGCATCTTAGGATGGTTGATGGTTACAGGTTACGAGTCCAGTTGAGAAAATCTCGTTTTGCCTTGCAGGTAAAACAGGGAAAGTGCCTACCACTCCCCATTAGTTTACAGAGGAAATATGGATATCATAGTAATTGTAGCGTCACTTGCGACAATTAGTTTTTCAGCCTTAACAATGTATAAGGTATCATTACTTAGAAATGTTATTCATGCGAATGATAATCTAGAATCAATGATTGTGAAAAAGACTACAGAAGCAATTTCATCTGTATATAAAGAGAATAAAAAACTAAGA